CTTGATCAGCGCCTTGTCGGTGACGAAGGCGGTTGCCTCACGGTCAGGGTTCAGAACCGCATCAGCATTCGACCGGACTTCATCGGGGATGTCCTTATGGATGCTGTAGCGGGTGGCGTAGTAGGTCGGCGTGTTGTCCAGCGTATAGCCAGACCCCGCGCTTTCCGTGCCGGGTGCGCGTTCCGTCATTTCGTCGCGGTTGAAGTCGCCACGGTTGTAGACGTAGTAGCGGTCGGATTGCTTCGACACCGCAATGTTCGGGAAGACGCGCGAGGCCACAAAGTCCGCAGCGTTCTGAAGGAACGCGATGGAAATGTTGGTCAGCGGCGTGTTCACATGGACGTCGCCGGGAGTAGGCTGCATGGGAGTTGCTCCTTACAGGGGGTTTCGTTAGACGACGCCGCGCTCAGAGAGCAGAACGGTGAAGATGTCGTTGTTGACTGCACTGGTCAGGGCGATGCCCATGACCTGACGGCCCGTGGTGGCCACAATCAGGCTGCCGTTGGCGTCGCTGGTGACGCGGTCGCCCGCAGTCACAGCAGCGCCAGCGCGGGCCTTCGTGATGCCTTCGGTGCGGACGGTGCCAACCTGACCAGAGGCGGGCTTGTCCTGAAGGATGCCGATCTGGTTCAGGTCAGTGGCGTTCGCCATGATTGCCAGACCAGACGAGTTGATCTTTACGGCGCGATACTGCTGCGCGGAAAGGTCGGCACCAGCGACAAGCGTGATGTCGGTGCCAACGGCTTTGATAGCCATGATGGTGTTCTCCTGCGGAAAGGGGTTTCGTTACGCAGCCGGGGCCGGGCGGCGCTTGGCGACGTAGTCGTTGTAGAGGTTCGGGTTTTCGGCCAGCGCCTTGTCGTAAGCCTGCGCGAAGGTCAGCGACCCACCCGACTTGGCGACGATTTCATCAGCCTTGGCCTTCAGCATGGCTTCCGGTTCGCCTTCAGCGGCGGCGGAAGTGCCGATGGACTTGAACAGGGGCGACTTGTCGTCCACCGCCTTGGCGGTTTTCAGCAGGTCTTCCATCACCTTGGCGTCATCCGCCGTGGTCTGGCCCTTCATCACGCGCAGCAGCAGCGCGCCCACGGCATCAGCATCGGCAGCGCCGAGTGCCTTGGCCTTGGCCACCTGCTCGTCCAGTTCGGCCTTGTCTTTGGCCTTCTGGACTTCCATCCGCAGCGCATCAGCATCTTCCAGCCGCTTGCGGATGCTTTCGGGAAGCGACTTCATCACTTCTTCGTCGGCATTGCCTTCGTCGGCGGCAGCTTTCGCGCCCGATTTGGCGACCAGTTCAGCCAGTTCGGCATCCTTGGCCTTGATGACATCGTCCTTGGCCAGCGAGGCAGCTTCGGCTTCAGTGGCACGCTTTTCGAGCGTTTCCAGCTTGGCTTCGGCTTCCTCAAGGGCCTTGGTGACGGCTTCCATATCCATCACAGTCTCCTGAAGAATGGCGGTCGCGGCGGCAGCAGCGTCCGGGTCAGCCGAGAAGCCCTCGGCCATAGCTTTCTCCACGATTTGCGGAGCAAGTTCTTCGATGGCTGCAAGCACAGCGCCTGCAATCTTGGCCATCGGAACCGACTTCTTCGCGCCGGAATGGCCGTAGCCTTTTTCCATCGCGCAGGAGCCTTTCTTCATGCAGCCTTCTGCATCCTTGCAGTCGTCGCACGGCTTGAAGCCGCCCTTCGCCTTGACGATCACCACGCGGGCGTCTTCGTTGGCAGGTTCATCGACTAGGCTGATTTCATGGATTTCCATGTCGGTCAGGCGTTGCGGCATTTCAGCCCTCCATTTTCTGGCGCTTGCCACGTCCGCCGATGCTGAAAGCTTTCAGTTCGCCAGCCTTCACGCGCTTGCGGATCGCGTCGTCTTTGATTTCCATGCCGATCCACCAGCCGCGCTGGGGCGTCGATGCGCCCAGCGCCTTGGCGAAGGCGTCATCCACGATGACGCTTTCGACCACCTCACCCACCTGCGAACCGGCGTGCATGGCCTTGGCGACGCGGGCATCGGTCACGAACTGGTGGGCTGCTTTGCGCAGGTCTTCCATTTCGATGATGTCGCCCTGCGTGTCAGCCACGGCTTGGCCGTCAACGGTCACGACAGAAGCCCAGCCGCGCACGTAGCGGCCTTCGTTGTCGGCCTTTTCGAAGTCGAAGGTGATGCCGAAGCCCATGGCGTCCTCTGGAAATGAAAAAGCCCGCCAAGTGGCGGGCTGGTGCGGGGAATGAACCCGGTGCCCCATGCAAGGGCATGTCGCACTGCCGTTTGCAGGCATCCGGGGCGCAGTCTTGGTGGGCGGAAGGAAAGAAAACCCACCTTCTGCGCTGCCGCTGTTCGCCCCCATGAACGAAAGGGCACCACCTGCGGCTGGGAATTTGATCTGGTTGCGGGGGTGGGAATTGAACCCACGACCTCTTGGGTATGAACCAAGCGCGCTACCGCTGCGCTACCCCGGCATCAGTTCCGGGGGGGGTGTCATTTTTGTGATACTACCCGGATCACGCAATCATTTGCATGATAGCGGTATAGCACACTTCGAGTGCACCGCAACACTTTTCGTCTTTGCCGAAACTATTCTTCAGCGAAGAAAACCTCCCACGTGCTGGTCATGGTGGCGGCCAGTTCATCCAAAAGGACATCGATCTGAAACTCGCCAGCATCGCCACCCTGTTCATGGTCCGCCTTGATGGCATCCGCAACTCGCCCGGCGGCCAGCAGAAACACCGTGCGCAGGATGTTGACCAAGTCTTGGTTTGGGTCAACCGACCAGTGGGCGGCAGCGTAGATGCCAAGCTGGTCGCGCACGTGCCAGTCGGGGATCAGCCCGTCGCCGGGGTTGCCGCCAGCAAAGCGCAGCGCCAGAGCATCCGCCAGCGCCATCACCTTTTCACTGTCACCCGCAGCCATGGCATCCGCAGTGCTGGACACAAAGCCAGCCATGATTTCGCGCACAGCATCGAAGTTCCCAAGGTAAACCTCACCCTTCCGGGCTGCCTTCATGCCTTCCAGCAGTATGTCTTCAGCCATTTTGGCACCCTTATTCTTCAGTTGAAAGGTCAGGGAGGGCGATCAACTCGACCACATAGGATGCACCTACCTCAGTCCCCCAGCTTCCGGCGTCATCCTTCTTACCGCCTTTCTTGACCGACTTCACATAAAACTTCGTCCCGAAGGGGAGGATGATTTCATTCTCACCGGGGTTGACGGAAATGGCGCTGTTCGGCTTTCCCGTCTTCGGGTTGGGGGCAACATAAAGCCCTTTTACACCCGGTGCGGTGGTGATGTGGAGGTGGACATCACCCGACCATACCTGCGGGTTGGTCGAAGTCGAAATGATACCGAAGTCCTTGATCACGCCGCCTATCTGCGCTTCCAACTGCTTCACGTTCGAAGCATGGTCGGTGTTGAAGGTAAACTTGCGCGACACCACAGTGCCGGTCGGCAGGGTCACGGCGGCCTTGCGAATGCCCTGCGCTGCCGTGTCTCCAAGGGCGCTAAGGCTGCCACTGCCATAGCTGTTCATCGATTTGTAGCTGCCCCCGGTGTAGTCCTTGATGGCCTGCTGTTCGATGGACGTCAGCTTGCCGAACTTGGCGTTGCTTTCGTCATACAGGCTTTGGATGCCAAGGGTTTTGTTCTTCGCGGTGACCTGTTTGGGCGGGAAGCCGTCAAAGGTCGCCTTGGCATCCGTGGCCATGCCCAGCGCCGCATAGCGCCCGATCTTCTTGGACGCCTCGGCATAGCTGGCAACATCAGCAACCTTGCTGACGATTGCTTTGACCGCATCAGGGATGGCCTTCAGTTCATCCCGCGTCATCAGCTTGGGCGGGATGTAGGGGTTCTGGGTGGCGTAGAGGACGTCTTCCAGATACTTCGGGATGTGCTGCGACTTGTGTTGCGACACCAGCTTCAGGTCGCCAGCGGGCGCACCGTTCTGGTCAATGGGCTGGTATTTCAGGGTTTTCAGCCCTTCCACGTCCAGCTTGTCGCCCAGCGACTTGATGGTGTTCGCCAGTTCGGTGTTCTGCGCATTGAACGGCGCGAAAGACGAAAGCCCAATGCCAGCGCCCTTCCAGTTGGCGAAGTCCGGGGCGTTGGGGATTTTGTAGATGGGCGTGGCGACAGGGGCGGCAGCCTTCGGCGTGGCGGCTGGCGTGGGCTTGCCTTCTGCGTTGGCCTGCGCTGCCTGCGTGGCGCTTCCACTTAGGGCCGGGTGGGCGTTCGCTTTCTGCCCGACCGTGACCTGATGCACGCTGCCCAGCGCTGCCAGTGCGTCGTTGGCGACCTGCACCTGCTTCTTCGCATAGGTGTTGGTCCCCAGCTTCAGGGCGAGGATGCCCTTTTCGTCACCGGCTTCGAACAGGGTCTGGATTTGCGAAATCTTGCCGTTGTGCGGCCCGGCGTTCGTGTTGGTGTCAGGCAGAAGTGCCTTGGCAAAGTTCGGCGGTGCGCCGGTCGGCACCTTGGGCGCGGGCTGCGGGACCGGCTGGGGCGTGGCCACCACAGGCTTGGTGACGCGCGCCTGCGGGGGTGCGGCCATAGCAGCCAGCAGCCCCTGCTTCAGCTTGCCTTCGTATCCAGACGAACCGCTGGCCGCTTGCAGTGCTGCGGCATCGCCAGTGGCTGCGGCCATGATCATGGACTGGATGTTCTTGTCACCGGATGCGTTGGATGACAGGAATTCAGTCACGGTCGCGTTGCCATCGAACACCTGCGCGACGACGCTTTCGATGACAGACATTTTCACCTTGGCAGGCTTCAGCGCGGGCGCGGTGGTTTGGCTGGCGGCAGACGAGAAAGCCTCGACCAGCTTTTCCTTCAGGCCGGTGAAGTAAGCCCCGGCCCCCTTGGCGTTCATGACCCCGTCGATGTCCCCGGCCTTGGCGGCGGCGATCAGCTTGCCGGTCGGGCCAATGGGATCGACCATGGCCAGCTTCATGGGGCCAAGCTTCTGGCTTTCCACCACATCGTCCATCATCGCCTGAATTGTGGTGTCGCTCACCTTCGGCCCGGCGGTGGGTTGCAG